GAATAAAATGTTTGTTGCAAGAAGATACACCGCATTCGCCAATCCGGCAACCGATTATGTTTCCTTATCGGAAGCAAAGCAACATTTGCGGGTGACATCAAGTTCTGATGATACATATATCACCAACTTGATTTCAATGGCAATCGAATCATGTTCCGCTTATTTAGGTTATTCCATCAGGAAAGCAACTGCGCGGTATGCATTTGATGGGTTTACCGGCGCGCCAGCGATGGTGAATCCGATCAATGGATTAAATATACCATCCGGCAATTATTTTCGCTTAAATAGTCGCATTTTGGCTATTTTGAAGGTTTACTATTTGAATAGTTCACAAGCATTGACCGAATTCGATGCGAATGCATGGATTTCATCAACCGATCCGATGGGATTGTTTTCGCGCAATGTATTCATTGAATCATCGCCGACATCAGTCACCGATGACCTAATCAAATATATTATTGAAGTGACCGAAGGTTTTGAACCAGCGGGAACCGGTGGTGTTGATCCTGATAAACTTTGCCCCGCATCAATCAAGCATGCGGCATTGTTGTTGGTTGGTCAATATTATGACAATCGCCAAGCCATCACAGTTGGGGTTCAAAATTCACCTTTGAATTTCGGGTTCCAATATTTATTGGATGCTTATAAAATTAGTGTATTATCATGAACGCCGGGTTGATGGATCAATTGGTTTCTTTGCAATCTTATTCGGAAAGCATTGATACAAACACCGGTGAAAAATTGCAATCATGGTCCGAATATGCAACCGCATGGTCCCGCATTCAAGAAGCGGAATCAGGGATTGAAAGTGTTGATGCGGACCGAAGGGAACACAAACAAACAGTGCAATTCACCATCCGGTACAATTCATCGGTTCAAGTGAAACACCGCATTGTTTGGGATTCAAAAAATTTCAATATTATAAACATCGCGAATATTGATCGCGACATGTATTTGAAGATTCAAGGCGAATTGGTAGAATGAAAAATCAGGTTCAAGGATTGGCGGAAACAATTGATGCATTGCAAAAAATTGGTGTTGAAATTGACACCGAAAAATTGCGCGCAGATATTCGAGAATTGGCAAGGCCAGTCATCGACACCGCAAAATCATTGGCACCGCATGATTCAGGACAATTGGCAAGTTCAATCGGGTTTATATCGAATTCAGATGCGAAATATAAGTACACAGTGATGATTGCGCCCAATTTGCGCAGTGAACATGGATATTTGGCATTGTGGTATGAATTTGGAGGTCAGGCGGAAAGATTCACAAAATCGGGGGCGCATCGCGGCCGGATTCCAATGCACCCATTTATGCGACCAGCATTTGACATGCATAAAAATAGAATTGCCGAAGCAATCAATGAGAATATCAGAAAGCGCATTATTGATTTGGCTAAAAAACACAATATTTCAACAAAATAAAATATAAAAAAATAATAATATGGCAACCACAGGCATCACCAATGGAACCCTGATCGCGATCTACAAAGACATCAGCGGGACCCTAACAAAAATCGCGAATGCGACATCGAATGATTTTACAATCACTAAAGACATGATCGAAACAACCAACAAAGATTCAGCCGGCGCGAAAGAATACATCGCGGGTGAGTATGGATATACAATGTCGGTTGAGGGTATGTTTGAAGAAGATGGATCAGTTGGTGCATTAATCAGTTGGAAAGAAATGATCACCGATTTGTTGGCCGGAACATCGGTGACAATTGTCATGACATCAAATGTTTCCGGCGATTTGAAATTAAGCGGATCAGCATTGTTTAATGATTTGAAATTGACCGCCCCACAAAATGCGGTTTCAACATTCACTGCATCGATTCAAGGAACCGGCGCATTGACTGTTTCAACTATTTAATTAAAATTTGCCTATATTTGAGGCATGAAAAACAAAATTGAAATAGGGGGTGAAATTCATCCCCTTATTTTTAACATGAATTCATTGCGCAATGTGATGTCGCACATTGGCATGGAATCATTCGCAGATTTGCAAAAGCATTTGGACATGGCAAAAACTTTGGATTTGTCATTGGTTTGCGCATTTTATGGCATTTTAGAAGGGTATGAAATTGATGGAAAGCAATCGCCATTTTTGACCGAATCACAAATTGGTCGAAAAATTACAAAGTATACCGAATTATTGCCGGCCATGAATGGTTTTTCACAAGCCATCACCGATTTTTTCACCATCGAAGAAGGCGAAGAAAAAAAGTAAGTGCCAGCAATGAAGGCCCACCATTGACATGGCGCAAAGTCGAACAAATTGCATTCGGCGAAATGGGCATGAATGAATTTGATTTTGGTCGGTGTTCACCAAGATATTGGCGCGCCCGATTGGTTGGCATGCGCAATGCACAATATCAAGAATTTCAAAATCAATGGGAAATGTCGCGATGGATGGCGGCAACAATTATGTCACCCCATTTGAAAAAACCCATCGCCCCAAACAAGTTGATGGCATTCCCATGGGAAATCATTGAACCTGATGATATTGTTGCAAAAATTACTCAATATGCGGATATATTTGCGAAGTTAACCCCGCCAGCCGAAGCATGAAAGCAATAAATGCAGTTTATAATATTTTATCCAATAGTGCAGCATTGACGGCGGTTGTTTCGACCCGAATCAATCCATTAAGGATCCCACAAGAATCATCATTTCCGGCGATTTCTTATCAATTGGTTTCATTGGTTCCACACCCATCCAAATCGGGACCATCGGAAAGTGATTTTGCAAGGGTTCAGATCAATTCATTTGGAACATCCTATCAAAGCGCAGTTCAGGTTGCCGATCTTGTCAGAAATGCGATGCAATTGACATTGCCGGCGACATTCAATTCGGTATTTGTTCAGACATGCGAATATGATGGTGAAGCGCATATGAGTGAAGATAATGCGGGATTTGCGGGAATTTATCATATTGCCCAAGATTATATCATTAATTACAACAAATAATGGCCAAATCCCAATCACTCAATATTATCATCGGGGCCGATATTCAAAACCTTAAAAAGGGATTGGATGCGGCGGTTGTTGCAACCCAAAAAGCCGGCAAAGATTTGTCAGGCGCGACCGGTGAGGCCATCAAAGGGATGCAAGACCAGTTTGCCAAGTTGGCCGCATCAAAGCCATCAATGGCAACTGTGCGACAAATGCAAAATATTGCAATGACGGCCCGATCATTGGGTCCTGAATTTCAACAATTTGCAAATGAGGTGATCAAAGAAGCCGGCCGGATCAAAGATTCAGTTGGTGACATGCGGGCGGAAATTGGATATTTTGCCAGCGATACAAGGCGATTGGATGCGGTGTTGGGTGGTGTTCAAGGTTTAGCCGGTGCATTTAGCGCGGTTGAAGGCGCGGCGGCATTGATGGGAATTGAATCAAAGGATTTGCAAAAAACAATGGTTCAATTGCAAGGTGCATTGGCATTGGTTAATGGATTGCAAGCGGTTCAAAATGCATTGCAATCCGAAAGCGCATTTATGGTTGGATTAAACACCGCAGCGATGAGAATTCAAACCTATGTGATGGGTCAAGCAACAGTCGCGGCGCGGGTTTATGCCGGCGCATTAATAGCAACCGGCGCGGGCGCAATCTTAGTTGCAATTGGTTTGGTTGCATCAGCATTTTCCAATGTCAAGGACAAAACAAAAGACACAACAAAAGCGGTTAATACATTAACCGAGGCGTATAACAAGCAAGCGGAATCATCCAAAGAAGCATCAAAGAACGGGATGGAAATCGCCGATCAATTGTTGAAGAAAGAATTGGATGCGGCCAAATTGCGCGGTGCAAGTGATAAGGAACAAACACAAATTGAAATTGCATTTTGGCAAAAAAGGAAATCCAATTTGGAATTCAATTTGGCCAATTATGACAAATATTCAGCGCAATATTTACAAATTAGCCGAAATATATCAGAAACCGAAGGAAAAATCGAAGAACTGCAAACAAGCCAATCAATTGCCAATGCCGACAAAAGGCGCGAAGCAAAAAAGAAGGCGCAACAAAAAGAATTTGATGATTCAATTGCATTGATTAAAGCCCAAGGGCAAGCGACGAATGATGCTGAAAGATTCTTTATTGAACAAAATAAAAAGATTAGGGAAAAGGCCGCATCGGATTTGTTGAAATCAAAACAATTTAGCGGAACAAATATGATTGCCGGAACCGCAGTTCCACCGGTATTGATTCAGGTTAAAATTGATGATAAAAGCCGATCGCAAATTGTTAAAGACATGGACCAATTGACAACCGACATTTCAAAGTCAGTTGAAACCCTTGGTGAAGATTTGGCAATTGGATTGGGCGAAGCATTAGGAAATGCATTATCAGGTCAGGGCAACCCATTTGAAGATTTTGCAAAAGTAATTTTGGGTTCAATTGCGAACTTTATTAAAACAGTCGGAAAACAATTGATTGCATATGGTATTGCGATTTCGAAATTTAAGGCAGCATTTGTTAATCCGGCCGCCGCAGTCGCCGCCGGTATTGCAATGGTTGCATTGGGAACCGCGGTTTCATCACAATTGAAAGCCGGTCCATCAGTGCCAGCATTTGCCGATGGTGGTATTGTAAGCGGGCCGACATTGGGATTGATGGGTGAATACCCAAATGCAAGGTCAAACCCCGAAGTTATTGCGCCATTAGACAAATTAAAAACACTAATGAAACCCGAACAATCATCCGGCGCATTCATCGCATCCACAACAATTCAGGGTCGCGATTTGGCGATTGTTTTAGAAAGATACAATAAAGATTCAAAGCGCGGGTAATGAGAAAATATGTCGGTTCCTTCAAAAGTATTCAAAATGTAACTTATCGCATTGAATTATGGGATGATCCATCAGGAACAACACCCGAAATCACCGCGCGATTATATGCGGCAAGAGTATTGGCCGCCGGAGGTTATCAAGAAGGATCATCATGCCTATTAACTAAATTACAATCGCTTAATTCATCCACCGAATTAAAATTGGCCGGCAATGGTTTCAGCATTGAAAGGCAAGGCGAAGGCGATTCAGTATATGAAAATTTTGTCAGATCATCCCGCGCGACTGCGCAATGGGTGATGCCTGATCAAACAACCTTGGATGATTTCATTGCAATTCAAACCATGGCGGAAACCGCATGGGCGATGATTATTTATCGCAATGATGTCATGTTTTATGTTGGTCGGGTATTGGCAGACCAAATGACCCGATTGCGGGAATCAATTCAATCAAAACCAATCATTGATTTGGCGGCGGTTGATGGATTGGAATTGATGGATGGATTCAAAGTGAAATCGGCATGGTTTAGCAGTGGCAAAATCACAATTACACAATTGATTCGCCGGTGTTTAGAATCATTTGATTTATGGGAATATTGGGCCATTAATGGAACACAAACCGAATATTTATATGAAGGTGTTTTGTTGCGGGAATCGCATGCATCCCGATTGGGAATCGACATGTACAAAGTGGATGAATACACCTTTTTGACCAATTTTGATCCATTTAGTGATGTCAAGGTAGTTGATGCGGTCGGTTGGTTGGTTGAACCAAATTATCTTTCATGTAAACAAGCATTGGAAAATGTATTGTTGATGTTTGGGGCGCGCCTAATCCACGAACTTGGTGCCTATTATGTTATACCACCAACCGCATATAATAGTGCCACCACAATCAATTTAAGGCAATATTCATACACCGCACAATATATAGGAACAACAACATACACCCACCGACAAACAATCGGGAATGATGTTCGACCATTGTGGATGGCAAAACCTTCTTTGTATTATCAGCCAGCGGCCCAATCGGTTACAGTTAACACAAAGCGACAAAATCTTGCAAAAGAATTGCGCAATTATACCAATCGCGGATCATCAATATTGGAATT